ACCTGTGTAAACACCGGATTCGACGGAGAAGCATCAAGACTCTGGAAGTAATTCATACCACCTTCATCTCTACAAACCAGTTCAATCGGAAGAAGTGCATTACGGAAATCAAATGTACAACCATTAAGTGTAAGATAATCTTTCTCAATCCCAGCTTCCGGATTTGCTTCCTTCAGAACTACATTTGTGATAACCATATCAAAACGGAAAGTATTTCTCTCTCCAATAGGCGGAAGTTCATTCACAATATTAATGAAACCACCTTCATTTCTCTTTGCCGCGATATTATCACCATTACGGTTAATAAAATCATTAATTGCCATCGCTGGAGTGCAACGAAGCTTTGCCGCTTCTTCCTTACCAGATGTAATCCAGCACTTGAGGTCGCCTTCAATAATCTGTTTCAGAATATTAAAACGGCTATCCTGTGCGCCACTATTAAACTGCGGAGTCACATAACCATAATGAATCTGAAGAACATTCAGTGCATCTTCATCTGTTGCAATATCAATTGTTCCCTGGATAAAAACCTGTCCATAATTTTTTGAGGACTGATTCTTAACAGTTTTAAGTTCAAGATTGTGCTGATATAAATAACCTGCGATAACTTCCTGATTAACAATTTTTCTCATTTTCTTTTTTCCTTTAATCTACTTTGCTTATTTTTGTTTATTTTATTTTTTATCTTATATAAATATTATATCATAAATTTTTTAGTTGTCAAATTGCAACTCTTCTGGGGCAATCAATTCCATTCCATATGGGAGAAGATTGATGATTCCACAGAATCTGTGCCACTCTGTAAGTTTATGATTTTTACGTTGGAAATAAATGTTCCTAAAATTTGCATATGACATAGTTACAGTACGTGTTTGAAGCCATCCATTTGGTAACCAGCGAACTAACTCTTTCCAATATCTTTTATCTTTTGTTTCAAGGTACTTTTGACGTAACTGTTCAAGGTCATCTATAAAAGAATCAATACGGAGACCGAGATTAACATCATCTATTAAAGGGAGGAAAGGATCATAATCAATAGTCTCAAAACATTCTTTCGTGATGGGTTTGCTTGCCAGTTTATGCATTGTACTAGTTGAGTTAGCAGTTGTGCCGATTTTATAGGTATCAAACTATTTCCACCAATATAACGGTGCCGTGATGTCAGCAGAGATAAAAATTTGCCGCATGAATTTACAATGCTCTGGACCAGATTTAATTAATCGTTGTGCAAGAGATAAATCGTTTGGCCCAATCCAGAAACCTTCTTGTGCTTCAGAGGAAGGATCATCTGTTAAGAGTCCTCGATCAATAAGCCAATCAAAATATTTATCCTCAAGGTCAAGGACATATTTTGGGTCATCATCATATTTATCAAGATATGATTCTCCCCCAAGCTCATTAACTACCCATTTATAAATTACATCATCAATATAATGTGAATCATCTGTTCCAAAAATTTCATAATGACTATCTGATTTATGCCAAGATTCAAGAGGGTTTCTCATACCACGGAAGGCGGCCTCCCATCCATACGTTTTTAATTTCTAAACTTTCATTTCTTATTCCCTGCCGTTATGTTATATCCAAGTGTATTAGTTTGATACATTCCTATCCAAAAAGCTTCTTTTTCGTTCAATTCTTCCTTTTTACATTCTTCCATAAGTTCAAAAGTGAAGTTATGTACTCCATACTATTTCATAGCATTATAGAGCTTATTTGTGGCAGAGGCGTTGATACCTAAACCACACTTTATATGATCGGTCCAGCGTTTAACAATGTCAACACTTTGTCCAATATATGCTTCTTGAGTTTTAGTATTTGTGATTTTATAAATACCAGTGATTTTTTCTTTTTGAAGGACACGACTACAAAGAAGTTTTAATTCTTTTTGATAATACTGTGTCCATATTAATTTTGAAAGGATAACTGGATCATGCAGTCTTGATTTGATACTGTTTAAGAAATCTATATCTTCAATACTTGTTCTAGGTATATTGAGCATATAAAACTGCTGATTTTCTTCTTTTTCTCTTTCTCGAAGTTGGGCGGCCGCGCTAGCACTAAGGGCATCTCTTATCTTTTTAAGTCTGCTTGCTTCAGCTTCAATTTCACCGTTTAATTCAACTAAAGTCTATCTTGTAAGCTGTACTTGTACTTCTCGCTCTTTATCGGCCTCCGCCGCAATTAATTCTTTTCTTCTCTTGAGTTCTTTTTCAAAAAATTCTTTTTGCTTTCCAAAGTTTTCTTGCTCAACACTTAAAGTTTTACGCTATTTCTCAATCTATCCTGTTATACCATTAAGTTCTTTTTTATAACTGTATAAATCTTTCTTCTTTTGCTATGCCTGTTTCTAAACTTCATTTAACTCTTGTTTTAAAGCATACAAATTTTGGCTTAATTGCTTTTGTCGGTAATTATATAATACACATATAAAAACACAAACAAACAGACATAGAATTACTGGAACAATTACATTCATATGTCTCACCTTAAAAATTAAGGAAGGGTGTTGTTACCCTTCCTTATATATCTATTAAACCCTGTCTCTTATTAGTCTTTCAGAGAGACTTCAGCGGCACGACCCTCAGCTGTAAGCTTGATGAACTTAACAGATTTATGAGAACCATCTTCCTGCTCGATTTCGCCAACAACACGCTCCATAAGCGGAACAATGTTCTTATCAGCATCACGGTTTCTCTGGAATGTCATTGTGATAATACCATTAACTGTCTTAACGGGAAGGTCAATAGCTTCCGCAATCTCAGCGGCGGTCACGTTCTCATCCTCGTGAGCCTTCACATAGTTATAAACAGCAAGACCATTTTCATTATTAACTTTCTTAACCATAGTAATTTTCTCCTAAGAATTATTAATTGTTCATTTGTTATAATAATATTATATTAAAATTTTTATTTAAATCAAGAAAAAATATCTTCCAGCTTACAATCTTTAGCTTGTTTTTCATCGTGGAATTTCACGAAAAAGCCATGTCGAAGAGTTTTTTCTTTATTATCTTTACTCATGCACTGAATAGATACTACCCGATTAAAATATTTATCAGGATTTTCAGCGAAATCTTTACGTAATTCATCTGTTAATCCAGAGGCGATAGTTCCTATACTAACAATATTACCACTATTAGTATCATAAGCACCAATTTCAATAGCATTTTTCCAACCGTAATAATAATGTTTAGTTACAGGTACATAAAACATTGAAATTTCTTCTGTTATATATTTATCATAATAACATCCCACAGGGTATTTTTCTTCATTATCTGGATTAACCCAATATTGCCAAGATTTAATTTCTTTACCACTATATACAACGGTTGGGTCCTCAAATCCAATGATAAATGCGTCAATGTAATCAACCTGTTTTGCTTTAAGCATTGTTTGCGGCCGCTTACCCGGTTCATATAAGGCAGTTTTCTTTTTAAATACCATACCTTCTTCACCAGCTGCTAATGCTTGTCCAACAGTTTGATAAAGATTCTCTGTGGTGACCGCCGCCAAGTCGATTGTGTTACTTTTGGATATATTTTTTATATAAATACGCTTAATGACTTGATACCTTGTCCAGTTATCATACTTTAAAAGTGATTTGTTATCATAACACAAACAATCATAAATATAATAATGTATATAGCCATAAGCTCCTTTTTGTCTTTCTATTGCTTTCTGAGGGAGACAACCCATAATACTTACGACATCTTTTGATGTTTTACCAGGGTAATAAATCTCTCCAAGGATAATTGTTCCATTTGGAATATTATCAAAAGCTTCTATAATATGAGGAACATTTGCCGCTTTTTCAGTAAGGAGACCAGTTTTCTTACTTACTGTACGTCCAAAGAGATAATTTTCTCCATTTGTCCCTTTTACATACATGTATAAGGCGCCATCTTTTTTAAGCTGACCAAACCATGTTCCATCATCACATTTTTTAAGCTGGTCGTCTGTTGCTTTATGGATAAGCTGTGGTTCGAGCATTAACCCACCAGCGCCAGGATAAAATTCTTCTACTTTTATTTTATCAAACATTTTCTACTCCGGTATCTTCATACCACTCATGAAGTAT